ATGCGCTGGAGCCGGTCGACGGCAGCACGATCAAGCGTCTCATCGACATCGACGGCCGCACGCCAACGCCACCCGATCCCGCCTATCAGCAGGTGCTGTACGGCGTGCCGGCCGTCGACTACACCACACAAGAGCTCTACCAAGTCACGATCGACAAATATCACCTGATGTTTTGGTTTGAGAACGAGCACGCGCTGCTAAATGTCGCAGATCGCTGTTCGTTCAAGTCCTCTGATGGAAGCGTCGACTTCTTTACGAGATATATGGAAGCAATAAATCCTTGAGCGTCGATCGTATTCTTCGGACCAAGATCGCAGAAGGTTCGGATCATCAAAAAGAACCAACTCGACCTGGTGTTCGAGAATGGAGATGTACTCTCTGTCTATGACAACCCCCAACTCCGATCTTGGTCGTTTCTCGGCGGGCGCGAGCACGAGCCGGTGAAGAGAAGCACGAGCTGGTCGTTGCATATCGGCGATTTGGAGACCGAAGATCTCTCGGATTCGGAGAGGCAGGATCGCCTCACTTAGCTAGCCCGCCGACGAGGGCTGGCGCGCGCTGGTTGCCGAAGGGACACACATGTCTAATGACGGCGTGACGCGCAGATTGTGCAAGATCAACTGGCGGAAGATCGGGGAATTCGAGGGCAACACGCTCACGGGCTATGTGCCGAGGGATAGGAACGGAAACGTCCTCGGCGCAAGCGGCGTCACGATCGGCATGGGTGTCGATCTCGGCGCGCTCGACGAGAGGGTGCTCGAAGCGCTTGACCTTTCGGTGTCGCTCGAAGAAAAGTTGCGGCCGTATCTTGGCCTGAAGCGGGACGCGGCGGTCGACAAGCTTAAGGCAATGCCGCTGAAATTGAGCGCCGACGAGGTCGAGCCACTCAATGCCGCGGTGCAAGTGGCGCAGGTGACGGCGCTGCAGCGCGCTTATGACGTAGCAATCGGACCTGATGGTATGCGCTTCGGCGAGCTGCCCGAGCCGGCGCAGACCGTCATCGCCTCGGTCAAGTTTCAGTGGGGAAGCATCTGGCATCGCGCCGACAATGCGAACATCGTGAGCTTCTGGCGTGCGGCGATCGCACGGGATTGGCGGCAGATGGAAGCTGTGTTGCGTGGTTGGACGCCAACGACATACCACACCCGCCGCAACGCGGAAGCCGACTATTTGCGGCCACTGCTATCGGCCGACGCATAACCCGGCACGGCGCCGTTTCCGGCGCCGGTCCCTTCTATCAAACCGAAGAACGAAAGGATTCGCGATGAAGCTCTACGCGGAAATCACCAAGATCGACCGTGCGCAGCGCCTGGTCTTCGGCTATGCCAGCACCGAGGCGCTCGACAATCAGGGCGAGATCGTGCGCAAGGAGGCGATCGAGGCCGCGCTGCCGAGCTACATGCGCTTCGCCAATATCCGCGAGATGCACCAACCATCCGCTGTTGGTGTCGCCAAGGAAGCGGAGGTCGACGACAAGGGCCTCTATCTCGCCGCGCGAATCGTCGATGACGATGCCTGGAAGAAGGTCACCGAAGGCGTCTACAAGGGATTCTCGATCGGCGGCTGCGTCACGGCGCGCGATATCGCGGCAAAGCATGTCATCACCGGCGTCGAGCTGCTCGAGATCAGCTTGGTCGATCGCCCGGCCAATCCGGAAGCGGTGATCGAGCTCTATAAGGCGTCGCCGCAACGGCCGCATGCTCGTGCTCGCATTCTCAAAGGGATGGCCGGCGTCCAGAGCCTCGCCGGCATTCTCGCGCAAATCGATGGCCTGCGGGAAGCGACCGGGGCGGAAGCGGATGAAGAAGATGACGGCAGCGATATGCCGCGGCGCCTGCGCGATTGGCTCGATACCGGTGCCGCGCTTCTGCGCGACATGGTGAGCGAGGAGACGGGCGAGCTGACCTCGGGCGATTACGACGACAACGCCGCCGATGCCAACGGCGATAATAACGCTGCAACGGATTCGTACGGCGACACCGACGATGGCGAGGAGAAAGCAGCTCGCGGCGGCCACCGACCTCTGGCGGGCCGTTTGGCGAAGCTTTCACCGCGCGCGCGGAACACGAGCGAGCAGGAGCTGGGACCGCTCCGCCGGCAAATCGCGGCGTTGAGCAAGCGCCTTGCCTCGCTCGAGGCGCAGCCGCTTCCGGCCAAAGGCGTGAGCAAGGCGGTCGCGATCAGCAAGGAGCAGGACTCAGGCGGCGCCGCCGGCGAAAGCTTCGAGAGCTATGTCGCGCGCCTCGCCGGCATGCCCGCCGAGAAGCGGGCGCACGAGCTCACAAAATTGGCCTTACGCTTTCCCCGGCCACTGCCGCGCTGACCCTCCTTCGCCTTCACCGGGACGCCTAACCGGTTCAATGACACCTAGTGCCGCCTGGGCAACGGCATGCGCAGCGCCGCGAGGCGCCGCTTTCCCACGCTCTCCAACGGAAGCAAGACGGAGCCCTCTATGAACAACGCGACAAACGACACGCTCGAGCAGATCAAGCAGGCGCTCGCCAATCCGAGTCAGGATCTGGCGAAGAGCATCAGCCTTTCCACCGGCCTGGTGGCGATCGACCTCCAGGCGCCGGCGAAGAACCTCTATCCCACCATAACCCCGCTCCGGAACGCGATTCCGCGCGTCGGCGGCGGCACCGGCACCGCGACGCAATGGCGGCAGGTGAGCGCGATCACGGGGTCGGGCTATGACGCCATGGGATGGGTTCCCGAGGGTCAGCGCTCCGCGCGCATGTCCTACACGACGGCGAGCAAGGCGGCTGCCTTCGTCACAATCGGCGAGGAAGATCAGCTGAGCTTCGAGGCCGAGGCCGCGGCGCAGAGCTTCGAAGACTTGAGCGCCAGCATGACGCTCCGCTTGCTGCAGAAGATGATGCGCAAGGAGGAGAACGGTCTCCTGGGCGGCAATGCGTCGCTCGCCCTCGGCACGCCAGCGACGCCAGTGGTCTCGGCCTCCGGCACCACCGCGACATTGCCGGCGACGACCTACTCGGTCATCGTCGTGGCGCTCGCCTTCGAGGGTTTCAAGAACTCGAGCCTTGCCGGTGGCATCGCCACCCGGCAGACCATCACCGGCGCGGACGGCAACAGCTTCACGCTCAACAGCGGCTCGTCGAACAAATCGGCGAACGCGACTCAGGCCGTGACTCTCGGTCAGACGCTCTTCGCGTCGGTAACGGCCGTGCTGGGTGCCGTCGCTTACGCGTGGTATGTGGGGGCGGCGGGGTCGGAGACACTTCAGGCCATCACCACCATCAACAGCGCGGCCTTCGCCGCACCGCTCGCGAGCGGTCGCCAGGCGGCGACCGCCATCACGCAAGACTCCTCCTCCAATCCCGGCCTCGCCTTCGACGGTGTGCTGACCGCGGCGCTCAATCCGGTGAACGGCGCCTATGTCAACGTCCTCCCGACCGGTACGGCCGGAACGGGCACGGTGCTCACAGCCTCGGGCCGCGGCTCGGTCAACGAGATCGACGTGATGCTGCAATCGATGTGGGACAATTTCCGTCTCTCGCCGACGGTGCTCTACGTCAACAGCCAGGAGCTCAAGAACATCACCAACAAGGTGCTGTCGAACGCCTCGGGTCCGTTGCTGCGCTACAACGCATCCGCGGCCGGCGGTGTCGATCCCTACGCGATCGTCGCGGGCGGCACCGTCGAATTCTATTTCAACCCGTTCTCGGTCGATGGCGGCGTCAAGATTCCCGTCAAGGTCCATCCCGACCTGCCGCCGGGAACGATCATCGGCTGGAGCGAACAGCTTCCCGCCGCCTATCAATCGAACGAAGTGCCGAACGTGGCCGAGGTCAAGACGCGCCGCGATTATTACCGAGTCGATTGGCCGCTTCGGACGCGCCAGCGCGAAGTCGGCGTCTATGCCGAGGAGGTCTTGGCGATCTACGCGCCTTTCGCCATGGGCGTGATCAGCAACATCGCCAACGGGTAGGTGCTCGCTCGCCGGGGCGGCGTTGGGTGAGGGTGCTCTCTCTCACCCACGCGCCCCCTCCTTCTCTCGCGGCGGAGAGGGAGAGCCGCTCTTTCTCACCCTGAAGGACTCTCGCGATGCCGTTTCCTCTTGCATCAATGCGCCGCCTTTATGAACGCGGGCCGCGCGCTCGCGGGTTGGTGGTGGATCGCGACGGCGTGATGCTCGGGCCGAATAGTGTGGCGCACGCCACAAGGTTATCGCGTTGCCAGCACGGACGATATCGCGCTGATGACGCGCGTCGTCTTTGGCAAAGGCAGGTATTTGGACCGCTTGCCGCTGGCGCTTTCGCTTATCGCCCAGGCGCTCGATGCCGGCGATCTCGTCAAGGCGCAGCTCTTGGGTCTCGAAATTCCGCTCTATCCGCTTGATGACGATCAGCTCACCCGGCTCGGCGTCGCCGCTTCGCTCATGAAGTACGACCCCGACCAGCCGCGCGATGAACGCGGGCGCTGGACGAGCGGCGGCGGCGACGCACGCGGCGCGGTGGTCACCGGTGGCCGCGAAGGCGCCGATGCATCGGTGGGCACGAGGCCGGTGCGGCTTGTCTTCAACGATGATGGCTCCGTCAGGACAGACGCCGGCGGCGGGATTCGGCCATCGGCTGGCAGCGCGAACGGCGACCAGCCGCTGGCGGTAGCGGAGGGGAGCGGTGATTCCAAACCAGGAACGCCCGATGCCGCCGACCCTCCGTTATCATTCGAATCCGCGCCCCACCAAAGAAGTCGGCCCGACATCGACCAGTTGCAGCGTATCATTAATGATCCCACGATCCGCGCTCAGATGCAGGAAGCATGGGCGGCATCCAATCCCAACGGTCCCGATCGTCAGGAGCATGGGTTCTGGATCACCCAAGATCCGAAGACGGGCCAACTATCTACGCTGCCTTTTGGTACGCTGCCTTTCGATTCTACCGAGTTAAGAGATAGGAGAATGAATCCAGGAGCAATTCCTGCCAACGCGATTGCCTTCTTTCACACCCATCCATCACCGCCGGATATCGGTGCGCCCGGACCTAGCCCTTTGGATCTGACCTTTGCGTCAAACAACGGACTGGCAGGGATCATTGGTTCGCACCGTGGCATCTACTATTATGGTCCACCCATCAGATTGCAGCGTATTCGAGCGCGCTAACGGCAGCGAGGAGCAAAATGCGGTCGGTTCTCGGGTATTCGATCGTCGCCGCTACCATCTTAGGCATCTTCGTCGGAAACGGCGCTTTTGCGGATGACACACCGGCGCGACCACCTAAATGCGATCCGTTCAAGGTTGCCGAGCGGTACTTAGCAGAGCACTTTCACAGACCCGGTAGTGACGAAAAGCCTGTACTGAGACGTAGTAACGATTCTTGGCAGGTCGAATATGAGTTGCCGCCAGGTTATATCGGCGGGACACCTACCGTCACCATTTCAAAGGCGACATGCGAGGTCACAAAGGTCTACCTGACGCAGTAAGTCACGGCTGTAATCCTTGGGATGCGCGCCGCCCGATCCCGCCTATCAGAAAGTGCTGCACGGGCTGCCGGCTGCCGACCTCACACGCAGGATCTCATCCTGCCGCCCGCGCAATGTGTGGATCCCACCGTCGAGCAGATGGTGATGACGGTGAACATCGCGCTGCGCCGGTAGATCGATCAATTGGCCTATTACATCGAAGGCAATGTGCCCGAGGCCCTGATCGGCACGCCCGAGAGCTGGACGCCGCAGCATCGCGACAAGCAACGTGCCCCTCAAACTCGGGCAAAGGTGGCCGGCGGCGTCGAGGAGTTGACCAGGACCACGTTGTTGAGCTCGCGCAGCAGTTCAATTGTAAAAAGGACAATGCCGATTGCGCTCGTAATGCCTCCTGCCGCCAACCTTCCCTCTTTCGGTTATTCGATCCGCGCAGTTTAGCATTGCTTTTCTCATCTCAGATCGTGCGGTAAGCGCGCCGGCGGTCACGCCCGTCCCATCGTTCGCGGCCGCCACATTCTTCTGCGGCATCACTTCTCTAAAGAATCACTTCGACGTCATCAGGCGGACGTAGCGCCGCAATTTTGCGTGGCCAGCCGAGAAAATTCTCCTGGCGTTCGAGGGGCCGGCCGTCTCGTGCCTCTCCGCCGAGGATCATTTTTACCAACAAGAGGATCGTCTCATGGTCAAGCTGCAAGCGCCTAAAAATGGCGCCGCTGTTCATTGGCGGGGAAAGACTTATCCCATCGGGCGTGGCGGCTCAGTCGATGTGCCGGAGGAGGCGGTCGAGCCGTTGCGCGCCCATGGTTTCGTCCCCTGGCGGCGGGACGATCTGCCGAGCGAAAGGGCTTAAGTCATGGTCGCGGGCGATCTCACCACGCTCACCAATGTCAAGGCTTGGTTCTCGCCGCCCTTGACGACGACGGCCGACGACTTGCTGCTGACCCGTCTCGTCACGGCGGCGAGCCAGTTCATTCAGACCTGGCTCGGCCGCCAGATTGCCGTGCAAACCTACACGGAAGTGCGCGATGGCCCGGGCGGCCGGCTCCTCGCTTTCGCCAATGTGCCGGTGACCGCCGTTGCCTCCCTCGTGATCGACGGGATTCCCATTCCTCCGGCGCCGGACACGCACACGCCCGGCTTTCTCTTCAGCGGATCGATGCTCTACCTCCAGGGCTATCGCTTCACGCGTGGCGGTCAGAACGTGGCGGCGGTCTACACGGCGGGATTTGTGTCGACCCCACCGGAGATCGAGCAAGCCTGCATCGAGCTCGTCGCCTTGCGCTACAAGGAGCGCGACCGCATTGGGCATGTCTCCAAAGCGGTTTCCGGCGAGACGGTGAGCTTCCTGCAAAAGGACATGCCGCCCGATGTCCAGACCGTGCTCGAACAATATCGCCGCGGGTTCACGCCATGACGGGCGCGCGCGGCCTCGATGACCTCCTTGCCAATTTGGGCGCCCTGCCAAGCGGCATCGAGAGCCGCTTGGCGGCGACGGCCCAGCGGCTCGGCGCGGCGCTGCGCGATCA